TCTGAATGGCTAGCGACGCTGCGTGGATTTGAAATTCAACATCCACGGGGAGTCCTAATGCATCCATTTTCAGCCTTAACCTTGGATCTATCCTACCAGCATTAAATAAATGGTCAATTATTGCGATTCCTTCGCTTACGCCTACGACTACGCTCAGTTTTTGCCTGTACCAAAAACAAAATGCCTGATAAATAGGCAACGGTAAAAAAGGTCAGGAAGCTGAGAAAGATAGGCATTTCTCTATGGGATGGTCACCACTTGACTTTGTGCGACCAATACCGTGCTGACATTTTATCGGGTTTACTGTCTTGTGCATTGTGGCGAGCGTAGTACGACGCTTTTCTGGCCTTTTCTTTAGCAGTCTTAGGGTTCTTACCCGCTCCCTTGACACCTTGCTGGCCAAATCTAATAATCTTTTCTTCACCATCCTTACAAGCCTTGACCACATGGCTCTTGGTTGCATGCCCTGGGGTTCTTTTCGGCTTGTTGCACTTCATGCGTTCTTTTGCTAAGCGCTTTGCCTTCTTTCGGTCAGCCATTTCACACCTTCAATACGCCTCGGTCCATCTTCCCTGAGACATCATCTCCTACCTCACCACGCAAGGCACGATCCCCATCTTTTGGAATACGCTCCTTTTTCAAGTCTTCGATGTAATTATCGAGAAAACCTTTTTCTTTAGACTGCGACCCAGCTGATGTAGGAGTCATTATCTATGTACGGTTGAGCGAGTTCTGTGTGGGGTAGCTTTATTGAACAGGATTTCTGCTCCACCCATGCAGTAATTCTATCAAACCTTTCTTCGGTGAAATAGGGCAGCTCTGAGGTGTACCAATCATTAAGAAGCGTAGATGCTTTTGCTCGATTGCAGCTAGAACAACAGCAAGCCATGTTGGACCTAATGTTATGGCCACCTTTATGTTTGGGTAAAATGTGATCAATAGTTGCGGTGTCAGCTGTCAATTTCTTACCGCAATAAGCACATTCCCATCCCCAGCTTTCGAAGATATAATTTCTAAATTTTCGGCGAGCAGCCTTTGGGCTTAAAACAATGAGATTGATCAGTAAGTCTTGCTCGCAATGAAACACTTTTGGTATTCCAGCTTTGTCAAAACTGTATGCTGCACACACTTGTGCTCTGCGTTAAGCTTGCAGCCGTGGGAGCGTGGTGGAATCGGTAGACACACAGGACTTAAAATCCTGAGACCGCAGCGGTCGTGAGGGTTCGACCCCCTCCGCTCCTACTAATCAGTCAGCCCTGGAGAGAGGATGTCGAAGTCATCCTCAGCTGGATCGACTTCGGCATCTTCCAAGATCTTTAATATGAAATAGTGCAATTTATCGACCACCCACCTAAGGTCTTCCTCTGGAATATCCTTGATGATGGCCTCCAAGCGCATTTCTCGGGAGGGTGGCGACAAGTGTTCGGCGACTGTTTCTAATGCTTTGTACCGGCTCTTAGTGAGGTTTTCCATCATCTTATTCAGCCTCAACAGATGCCTCAGCAAGCTGAGGAGCCATCCGCTGCTTAACGATCGCAATGCCTTCGAGAGCTCCTGTGACCTTGAGATAGAGCTCTTTGTCGCGCATTAGAGAGTCTTCGCCAACACGAATCTTGTCAGCTAAGTCTTTCTGCTGAATGAGCAGCTTTTCTTCAGTATCCCTTAAAATTTCGTCCATCATTTACCACGATTTGCGATAAGTATAGCTCACAATTCGTTAAATCTCAGATAACCCCAGCCGCTAGCACCTCCACCGTAAAAGATACGCTTGTCTGAAAGTGCCCGATCATATTTAACTCCTTTACCGGCACCTTCAAGAGTTGACTCCCAAAGACCGTCCTTTAGGTCCAAGCGACCACAAGGGTCATGGAGAAGCCAAGAGTCTTTGCTATACCCATATATACAGACGTAATAAGTGAGGCCAAACGGCTTACGGTATGTGCCTTTTGCGACGACGGCAATTACGACAGGGCGCCCCTCGTTAATCTCATCTTCAATCTCCTCGGGGCCTATCGTGTGGGAAACTGTGCAGCCTACACCGATTTCCGACAAACCCTCACGATTATGTGCTTTCCAAGTACCCGTTCCGTGCTTATATACAGCCTCTAAGTAATCATCAAGGCAGTTAATAGGGCCAATATTTAAACCCAAAAGACAGCTGGCTGTGCTGTAAAGCAGTCCTTTTCGATGGTCGTGCTCTTTCTCTAAGGGCAAATAAAAATAGGGGCATCCCTCTACGTAACGAAAACCATCTTCTTCCTTGTAAGGCCTCTCAACCTTTTCATCCTGCTCAATAACCCAGTCATCTTTAACTAATAACCATGTACCTAAAGGCGAATCAATCACTAGCGATGACTCCAGATCCTGCAGCAGTTTGCAACCAGGTATTCTGCGGTCTTTTAATACAGCACCTTCTTTATCATTGTCTGAAAGAATTACAAAACTTGTATTAGCTTTGGCCCTAATACTTATTTCTCGTCCCATTTGAAAATATTACTCATCCTTATGATACATAACTTCCAGCATGGCGACACGTAATATTGCCTTAAGACGATAAAGACGTTCCTGTTCCTCTAGCGGACGCGCTGGATGACCAGGCCACATTCTCCAGTGGAACTCTACAGACTCAGCCAGTTGAGCAACATCGCTTTCATGCAACTGTATCGTCAGATATATCCCCTCTTCTTCCATGAAGGTTAGGCATCGCAGTCTTTCAACACAGTAGCGACTGTTCCGCCAAGTTCTGCTCCTTTGTCCTGACCGAGCATGACTGCCCAGCCACTTGCAAGCCAACCAACGTAAGGAATCGAAGTCAAGGCGGGGGCAAAGCTACCTGCCACGCCTGCTCCGATCATCGCACCTGTGCTCTCTCCAGAGCCTGCCGCCTTTATACACTCTACTTGTTTTGCAGTCAGCTCTCCAGGCTTTCCCGAGCCGACAGGACCACCCTCACCTGAATTGCGATACCCTTCCATCGTGTATTCATGGGTTTCATATTCCTTACGATCCTCAATCAGCATCTCGGCAGGCTTTAAGAAACCTCCTTTAGTTGAGTGAGTTTGATCTAAATCTAGAACTCGCTTGGACCGCAATACTTTTGGATCATTTGCATTGTATTGGAGTTGATAACCCTCTTTATTAACGTTTACTCTGTATGAGGAGTATGGTCCTGTAGGTAAATTAATCGACGGCATGACGACTTTTGAGTCCTCACTGAGCAAATGGACCAGATGACCGAGAACGCCTAAATGAGCAACACCAACAACCGTGGCTGCTCCGATCAAAAGAGGTTTAAAATTCATTTTACATTTTGTAGGTGTCGTCAGATTTAACGGACGCGGTTGTAATTTTCAAGGGGGCTTGCTCAACTCTGATTACTTGTGCTGGAGCAGTTTGTGCAGCCTTCTCAATCAGTCTTTCGATATCAGCTTTGGTAATACCAGAGCCACCGTCTTTCATTTTCATTGTGCCGTCCCCTGACTTCTTAGCGGTCTGGACGCCATAAGAAGCCAAAACACCTGTAAACACGCTGGCGATGAAAGTCGGATCGATTTTTTGTTGAGCCAACCCTGGAATGGTCACATAATTAAGTGTCAAGATACCACCACTCCAAATCAACACCCCTAAGCGAACAAAGGTGGACAAGAGTGCTAAATGTTCCTCTGTATCACCTGCTTTCTCCTTCAATTTGGCGAAGACGCCCTTCTTTTTTGACTCTTCTTTAATAGGATCGGACATGTGTACAACCACTTTCAATTAATATCATACTGTGTTTGCTCCGTTTAATATCAAAGTAATGTAGATAAAGCCATGCTCCGTATCTTCGCGTTGATCTTTTTGTTTGCAGGGGCTGCACGTGCCGATATCACTCATAAGCTTCAAACTTCTGTGCAACTTACTGTTGACGGAGCGGCCAGCCAAGCTACACGTATTGGCAGTACTTACTCAGTAAGCGGATCGAATATATCCGTGAAGTCAGGTAGCTCCTTCGGTGGCCTCGGTGCGCTTTCATCCGGCACAGCGGTCGGATACACGCCCATGGGTGCAGAAATTACGACTGCAGGCGATGCATTTACCTTCAGTGAGTCATACATCGAAGGGGATGATGTGACCAGTGGTACGACAGTTACATCTGGAGTCGTCCCCTCACTTCCTATGCTGGGCTCCACAACAACCTCCTCTGGTGGCCTGGCAGGCAGCTTAGCTGGAACAATCGCCACAGATGGTGCAATGACGATCACCGCTGGCGGAGCAGGGACCACGGCTACGGGACAGCACGTAAGCGAGGTCACTGTACGTTGAAATGTATAACCTTCGCGATTCGCTTGTACTAGGTTTGTGCCTAGGAATATTGCACGGCCTTTCGCAAGCTGCTTACTCAGTTCCTGTAGTTCCAAATTTCACACAGGGCAGCTTACAGTCGAAAACTGAAACAACATCAGTAGTCACAGAGACAATAAATTCAATTGACTACAACACTGGATACCAGTACTCTGTAACAGGTAGTAATATCAGAAACACTGGCGGCAGTCTTGCACCAAATGCTACCGACTCGACTTCCAACACGGTAAATGGAGTCACAAGTACATGGACAACTCTGGACACTGCCAACAAACCAAGGTGGGAAATAGTCAAGCCCGGAGCAGGCTTTCAGTTTACGGAGACTATGAATGGGCCTGGCCTTTCCAATCAAACCGTGATTCAAAGAACAACAGAAATTCACAGCGTCACAGAAAGCACTTCTATATTCTCTCAATAACTGCACTAACTACTTTCACTTCTCCGGCAATGGCTGCCGATGTTGGCGGTGTCAGCGCCACGGCAAACCCAGTCGCGACAAGTAGTGGTTCAGTGACCAATCAGGCAATTCAGGTTTTACAAGGTCCTTATATTACTAATACTTACGGAGCAGGTATTCAGTGTCAAGGACCTACATTTAATCTCACACCGTTTATTACTAATAGCAACTCATATCAAAAACCATTTGAATCATATTATCTAGACCCTGTTTACGACACTAGCGATGTAGATGGGGACGGCGTCATTGACAATCCAGGTTCAATTTTATACTGGAAAGATGTAAGAACCGGTCAAAAAAATAATCACAGTATTAATGGTGGCCTGTCCGCCACACTATCCCTGCCCTTAGATCGAAGCCTTCAGGATAGATGCAAGAAAGCTGTAGATACACAAATAGCCCTTCAGCAACAAGTGCTGGCCAATCGTCGATTAGATTTTGAAATTGCGAGACTCAAAAATTGCGGCGAGCTGGCAAAAAAGGGAATAACTTTTCACCCAAAATCACCCTATTTTGACGTCTGCAAAGATGTAGTCGTCAAACTACCTGGAGATACATTAGTCCCTCATTATCATCCTATTTCTTTAGAGCTACACGAAGAGCACGGATCGCACGATTCCGATCACGCTGAGCAAGCCGGCGCTGCGAAACACTCTCCACCTTCTGGGACTGTCCTCTCAACGAAGCAATCTTCTTCATTATCTTCTTCACAGTAGGTTTTACAAGTTTTAAAAGTAAATCTGCAAGAGGTTTAGCCATCAATGCAGAAGTCGTCGCCACAACAGCAATGGTTGCAGTTGTAGTCGCCTGAGGTAGGGTGGGTAAATATTTTTCTGCAAAGGATATCTCAGCTTTTACTTCTTCAATTATCTCTATACATTCTTTGTCAACTAGGTCATATCCTTCGTCACAAACTAATTCGACTTGTTCCTCTTTATCTTTTTCTTTACCAGCTGTATCCAGGGGTGAATTAGTCGGTGGTATGGTTGGCGAATTGTTAGGAATGTCTTCGCTTGTTCCATCATTATTTGTATTATTAGCGCTTTTATAACCAGCAAATTTGGCCGGATTTTGATATATTAAATTCTCAGGTGTGTAATCGAGAGGAGTGAATGTTGGTTGATTTGCATCACAATATACTCTTACCCCCTTCGGATCGTCTGCCTTAATCGTGTTCGATTTATTAGAACTTGGATGTGCTTTAACACAGCCAGGTATCTGAATAATTGGCGTACCTAAGTTTATAGTAACTGGTGGTGATACCGCGTTAACCACGGGTGGCACACCAACCCAACTATGCACCGTCTGTACAGACGTGTCGAGTAAAGGCCTGACTGTAAGATCAGGTATTCTAGGCATTACTAGAAGGGTAACGCGGGTCCTGTGTTTTTAGGAATTGCCTTCAATGTATTTTGGTCGCCTGCTTTAATTTCTGGTTTAATGGTTTCTGTGAATACAGAGCCCATATTGTCTTTGATGACGTCAGTCTGTTGACTAAGCTGGCCTGCGATTTGGCCAGAAAGCGCTCCCAATAAGGCCTTTTTCTGATTCTCAATAATCGCGTCTTTATTGAGAAACAAATAGCCGATCAAAAGATTTGGTGCAAGTGCTAAAACTGTGATGAGAATTTTGAAAACCATGATTAACGTGCGCGGGCGGTTTTGAAGGGATGCTCAGCAAATGCGGCATAAATATAGGACCCACCGGAACCGTTGACGGTGGCAAAACTCGCTCTTGCCTTGAATCCATTCGAATTTAAATCAAAAACTCCTCCAGTGCTAGTATCTTCCGCTACATTTTGATTAGGGGATAGGAGACCTATCACTATGTTGTCTGGGTCTCTAGCTGTATCAACGATGTACCAAGGCTGGGCTGAATCTGTCCGCTTGTAAAGGAGGAATGCAGGTCTAAATCCGGTATATACGAATACACCATTAGCCGAACCGTTGCCGGTGTACGAGCCAAACGCGCTATAACCTTCAATAGGTGCAAAAGCGTAAGCAGCATAAGTGTTACCATAACCGCCATTCATTTGGTCAGAAGATCCTACGCTATATACAGAATTTGTTGGAGTTGTATTGTTCCAATAAGCGCTGTTTGCCCCCGGCGGTGTGGCATCTGAGTTCAAGGCAATCGTTTTAGTATTACCTAGGCCTACATGATACATTGACCAGCTATTAGCATTATTCCGGTTTTTGACAATTATCATCTCTGGGACCGCATTCAATCCATGGCCAACAGTTGCAGCACCACCAGTCCCTGAGTAAGTGATTATGCTAAATCCACTTGAGGTTGAGGCTCTGACCTGTGCAGTAATGCTGCCGTCAGAGTTGCTGGCTGTCGACGATCCAGCGTCCCAAGCCCATCCAACGTAGTTTTGGTTATTAGCGTTTGTGACAGCATGACCAGCCATTGTCCATCCGTCGCTAGTGAAGCCTGTCAACGTGGAAGGGTCATTAAATTCAGCGGCATTGAGGTTCGTATGAAATCCTTTTGGAGCACCGCGTACCGAATCAAAAAAACTATGATTATCCGCAGCACTGCGTGATTTCAGCCATACGAGATCTGGGCTCATATTGAGACCTGAAACTGTCTGCGTACTGCCGTTGCCTGTGTATAACTTGGCGTCAAAGTAAGCTGACCCGTCGGCGACTGTTGGGTCAGGGAAATTCTGTGCGCAAAGGGACTGGTAACCTGTTGGCGGCTCGAAGGCAAACGGGCGTTGCCCAAAGTTCACTGAAAGAGCAGACGAGACAAGGTTGAGGCTAGGGAACGGATCGGAAACGTTGGACGCAGTAGCTTCACTGCCTGTGCTTGGATTACCATTGGCACTTGTTCCACTGCCCATCCACTTATTATCCATACCGAGCCAAAGCTTGTCCGCATCAGCGTCATATGCAACTTGAAGAATGCTGCCAACTACAGGAGTGCTGTATTGGCCATCAAAAGCCGTATAGCTACTACCGATATACCTTTGAACGTTGCCTGTGGAGTTTACAAGTATTAAATAGACCCCACTATTTGCAAGGCTAGGGTTGGCACGGCCACTGTTGTCTACGCCAATGCAGCAAGCATTTCCAAGCGTGTTGACTTGTGCTTCGTAATAAAATTTGCCAGACGCTGGATACTTCATTGTGCATCTGCCAGCATAATGATTGCCGCCAGAGGTCTCAGCGGCGTCTAAATTGCCGTTAGACAAAGTAATATTTGTGTTTTTATCAAGAGGATTCCAGGTTGGGTAGTTACCTACATTATTGCCTGAATCTGCGTCGAAATTTGTCGGTGAGTCAATTAGGCTGTCAATGTCTTTAGCATTACCCTGAACAATGACAGTGTTATCAATTTCAACTGCCCTTATGTTACTACTTTGTCCGCCTACGCTAGTCAAAGCAAGGCTAGTTAATGGTGAAGTAAGTTGTGAAGTAACATCCTTCCACTCACCAGTTAAAGCCCAAGTTACTGATGAAGATAAATTGACTCCATTTGCAATAATATTTGTACCGCTTGTCCCGTTTTGTCCCGCGTAGATTCTAATTTTAGAACTCCAAGAGATAGGGTTACTTAACGTAAATGTGGTTGTATCGTTACCAGTGCTGCTGTAAACAAGAGTAGATGTGCTGCCGTCGAATGCTTGCTTCCAGCCACCAGTACCTGATGCATTAGCAGGTGTGCCCGCACCAGACACAGTTCCTGTGGCTAGAGCAAAGGCATTGGTATTATTGACTGACCAAGTATTGTTGTTGCCGCTGCTATCTGTTCCAAGTGCAGCATTGCTTGAATTATCTGAGAAGTTTAAATAATAACCATTTGTACCATAAGTTACATCAGCTTCTATAGGATTCCAATTATTATCATCATCAAATTCACCAAAGCTAGACGGGCTTAGTGCTTGACCATCAACAAAGTGAATTTCAGCTAGATATAAACCAGCGTATTGAGCTAAACCGCTGTTGTAGGACCGATTGCCGATTGTATGCCGATCGGTTGTATTGTATCCTATGTCACTATTTTGCGGTACGTTAGAAGACAAACTGTCCTCGCTAAAATCAGTAATCCTTACCCCGTTCCAGTAAATTTTAATCCGATCAGCTGCAGTACTGAGAGTTGTATTGGTAACAATGACAAGATGTCCCCATGCACCCGGATCACGGAATCTGGCATTTGTTCTAAGATAAGCTCCGTTGCCCTCTCCAACCACAAGTCGTGCTGCATGAGTAGCGTCGTCGTCTTGGTAAAAGAAAACAGTAATATTGGTTCTGAAACCAGTATTAGAACCTCCAGCACTGAAAATAGTTTCAAAGTTGTTGTTACCACAACGCTTCACCCATCCCGACCAGGTCCACGTCTTGCGATTCCCTGCGGACGAAGGGGTGCGATTGAGATATGAACTGTCACCAGTATTAAATCGCAAGCTGCGATTAATCTCGTAACCGCTAGCACCGCCTCCGATCGGTCCTAGCATTTGGTGCATTCCCATCAGCTAACTCCAGTACCAGCGATAACAAATTCATTGCTTGCGATGCATAATAAGGTCACCAACCCATACGCAGCAAGTGCTTTATTCCCTGCCGTTCCAACTCCAGCAAGTCTGATAGTCACTGAACTTCCTTGCGTGATTGTCTGTGCACTGGAACTATTGTTGTAAATACTTACAGCATCACCTGCGGAAAAGATACCTGAATTGACGGTCACACCACCGCTTGAGATACTGACGTGTTTTCCCGCATCACCAATCACCAATACGTAGGCGCTGCTCTTCGCGTTCTGTGGAATGTCGCGGAGGTTTCCTGATGTATCTGAGACAACACTACCAGTGATTGTGCTGGTTGAAGAGATCGTAATATTGTCGGCTAATTTAGCGCCCGTTACCTGGTCATCGCCTATTTTCGCAGTCGTCACCTGGGAATCACCAATTTTCGAAGTTGTGACTGTCCCATCACCCGGTGTATTTGTATCCACCGCATCGCCCTGCATCAAGGCAAAGAAACTCAATCCACCAGCAGGTGCTGTAGTAAAGGTCACCTGACTGCCAGCTACGGTAAAGTCCGTACCTGGATTTTGCATCACACCACCAATGGATACAAATAGCTGCTGGGTGCTTGCTGGGTGAACCGCCTCACCATCTACTCGCAGGTTAAACGTAGCCGTACCGCCGTTAAAGCTACTCGATACATCATCGATTTTACGGTTTTGACCACGAGCAATTTGCCGACCGATGTATGGCACTGTTTATTACCGCCTAGATAGAATCATTCTAAATGAATTACTCTTATGGCCAAGCTGTGAGGCCAGTCTCAGTAATTAATGTCTCCAGTTCTTCGGTGGTCGTGCATGCGTTAATTTCAGCCTCACGCGCTGTACATGCTGCCAAAACGCTATTGCGATAGGTGGTGACTGACTCAGGAATCGCCACGTCACGCTCTGCTTTACGGATTACATGCCAGTCAGTAGGAGCCAGTAGGGAGTTGCAGATCGTCTTCTGCTCTTGAAGCCACTGACTTTTAAGTCCTGTGGTGACCACTCCTGTAGGGTTACCCTCCTCGTCCTCTTCAACAACATCTGCAAATTGCTTTACAAGATCTTCGGACCAACGGAATCTTTGATCGTGTGTCGGGGCAGGGTCGGGCTCCCATGTAATTTCCAGTGCAGTCCGCTGAACTTTAGTGGACTGACGTAACCAGTTTGATGGATAGCTGATCCCTTTCGCCTCGAAAGGAGTATCAAGCGGTAGTGGTGAGCCGTTGAGAATGTACATAATGCCTGCCCGTTGTTTATATTCTAATGCAGAGGATTAAGAAGACGCAGGCCAAGCTGTCAGGCCGCTTTCGTTAATTAAAACGGCAAGTTCAGCAGTAGTATCGCAAGCTTTGATTTCAGACTCACGTTGCTCACAGGCTGCTCTGATGCTAGCGCGTGACGTCAAAACCTCATCTGGAATAGCAGCACCAGTCTCACTTTTCCGTGTCACATACCAATCAGTAAGAAGCAGAATAGTCGCAGCTGTATCCTTTTGTTTTTGAATCCAAAGAGTTTTCAACCCTGTCCGGACACTTCCAGTCTCATTACCCTCAGCATCAAGGTTGGGAGTGTCATCAAGTGCCTTTGGCCTATCCACACCCCAGAAAAATCTTTGGTCATAGACCGGAGTCACTACATCAGGCTCCTCAGTAATACCTAATGCTTCTTTCTGCTCGGGCGAAGAGAGACGCAACCAATTGGCTGGATACGTAACAGATCCAATTGTAAAGGGCACGTCATACCTAAGCTGGCGTCCTTCGAATACGTACATTATTAAGTTCCTTTTTAAGTAATCTAAATCAAAGAAATTTAACGAGCAAGCCCGCCATTAGCTTGGAACGGGCTAGAGGCAAATGCAACATATACATAGACGATTCCTGATTGATTATATATCGGTGAACTATTTCTCACTTTCACACCATTACCCAATAAGTCGACGTGCCGTGTGCTGTCTTCAGCAGCAGTAGTACTTGGAAACAAAGCATTAGAAGCAGGGTTGCTTGTATTTCTCACTGCATCATTTACCGCCCAGTCATAGCCACTTGTTTGGGTATGTTTCGTCATAAAAAATGCTGGCTTAAATCCTGTATGTATAAATGGGCCGTCAGTTGATCCATTGCCGACGTATGTACCGAAAGAGCTGAATCCTTCGACAGGTGCAAAGCAATAGGCTACATAGGTACTACCGTTACCATTGTTGACATTATTGCCACTTCCTAAAGTAAAAACTGAACTTGACGGATTAGTATTGTTAAACCATGCAGCGTTACTGTGAGTTGCATCTGATAAGTTCCAGAATACTGCTTTTGTTGCTCCTATACCTCTATTGTATGTAAGCCAGTTTTCAGTGCCGCTACGTCTCTTAATAACTATGAAGTCAGGTGCAGCATTTAGGCCATGCCCAACTGTCGCTCCAGAGGTGTTGTTTCCTGTATAAGTGACAATTGAGATCCCAGCAGATTGATTTGCTCTGACATTCGAATTTATGCTGCCGTTAGTGTTACTGCTCGTCGATGATCCGGCATCCCAAGCCCAGCCTACATAGGTAGATCCGCTGTAGTTAATGCCGCCATCGGTACCAAGATTAAATCCGTCCGAGTTAAACGATCTGATGCTGCCAGTAGAACCTGTATCTTCAGCGTTGTTTGCGTTTACATAAAGTACGCCAGCGTGGCCGTTATTCAAGCCGCGAACAGTATCCATTATTGGATGACTGTAGCTTGCATTACGCCGTTTAATCCAGACCAAATCTGGAGAGAACTGGTAGCCAGTTATTGCTCTTTGATCTGAAGAATTTCCGGTCCAAAGTTTGGCATCAAAATTGTCTCTACCATCGGCAATCGTCGGGGTCGGGAGGTTCGCAGTATTTAGGGCCTTGTAATTGCTAGCGGCGGTGTAAACAAATGGACGTTGACCCCAATTTACTGTCACATCAGTATTGTTCAGATGGATTTGGGGAAAATAAACATACCCACTGTCAACAGTAAAAGCAACACCTTGCGAACTATTGTTTTTTAAGAACTCAAGCTGGCGACTGGTTGCGTCAAATTTAACGCCAATAACGTCACCCGCTGTATAGGTGGTTCCGTAAGAAGATCCAGTTCCGTTTTCGTATTTTTGGCCGTTTGGTGAATAGCCATAAATTTTGCTCAGATCTGTTAACCCTGTGCCATCCATGGCGCTGCCTGCACCAATGCCTATAACACCACCACCAGCGTTTCGATCAATAGTAACCTCCCAATAAAACTTACCTGACGGCATCCCTAGAGTGCCGCTTACGTTAGAAGCGCCGGTAGTAGTTATTTCTAAGTTCCCGTTGCTAAGTGTTCCGCCCTTGTTGTCAACAGCATTTAGCGTGCAGTAGTTCCCGCTGACTTCTCCACCGGCCCCTGAGTCTGTCTCAGATCCATTCTTCGGAAAATCAAGCAAAAGATCAAGGCCTACACCATCGGTATCACTGATGTTATTTGGTGTGTAATCATTTCCATTGCCACTAGAATCACCGCCAATCTCAGCTTCATTTGCAAAATCGAAGATATGAAAACCGTTTGTTCCGTAGCTACCGCTATAGGTACCTTTTTGCCAAACTCCATTCGAATCAAACGCTCCAAATGCTGTAGGGAGTAGTGCTGAGCCGTCAACGAAATGTATGTCAGTTAAATATCCGTCAAAATAGTTAGTAGTACTTCCATATACAATTCTGCCAATCCTGTGTTCAATTGTGGAGTTTACAAGTTGATCAGCATTAGAAGGAGGAACGTTTGTCCCGACTGTTAATGTTACTCGCGATCCATTTATGTATAACTTAAATCTATCTGTACCTGTAGACTCTGTTGTATCCAGTACTGCAACCAAGTGATACCACGCAGAAGTGTCCCTGAAGCGCGTGTCTCCAGTGTGCATATAAAAGGCGTTAGCACCCCCTCCGTATGAGTCAACTTGCCACTTATCGTTATTATCAAACGATAAAGCAAAATAATTACTAGCAGTTCCTGCGCTAAATAAATATTGGTGTATGCCAAGCGC